ACCAATTCCCGTAATCGTGTTATCTGAAATATTAAAGTTATTGAAGCTATCTGGGGTATTAGTTGAACATGCAATCTGGGTAAACCACTTACATTTATCCAACACGTTACCAGTTACCAAGTGATCCCCACCCTGTACTAAATCAATTACTGTTAACCTATTCGGTATTACAGCACTATCCGTGAAATTGTGGGTCAGTATATTTGATTGGACTTTTACACCACTGGCTTGTATTTTTATTGCCCGCCGTGTAAAGTTGGTTATAATGTTATTACGTACTATGACGTTTGCAGTATAATATGTGCCGCTACCGTTCGAGGATATTATTGCAACGGAATCTCCCTCCTCACCTAGTACATTTATTATCGTGTTATTCTCAATAATAGTCACACCAGATGTATCAGTAGACATACTAATAGCAATTCCACGCGCCATACCATTACCGTTGCCAAGGACACCATCACCAACTGAAGTTAGGTTACGTATATCATTATTACGTATAAAAGTACTCCCATTTACATTAGTTGTACCTATAGCTACACAACTATACGTAGTAGTATATAAATCCGAAATATAACAGTTCGCAACAGTGCAGTTATCCGCATATATTCTAATGGCCTCAGCTATACAGTTATTACCATGTACGGATATCTGTACACTTGTGTGTTCTCCGTATATACCCAACACTCGTAACACAGTGGTTGTAGCTGTTATTACACCACTCCCTTTGATAATCCGACCCGATTGATTTGATACTAACACAGGTGTGCCATTAAGGGCCGCATCAACTACACGATATACCCCATCCGGAAATATGATTTGCGCGGCCGATGTGTTTAGCGCTGCCTGTATAGCGGCGGTATCATCTGTAATACCATCACCTATAGCACCGAAATCCTTGACAGATACCACATCCGATAACTTATCACGCATTGGCCTGGTAACCGCACCTGCACCACTAGCAGTATAAGTACTTATACTAGATATAGTAGGCCCGGCTTTAATTAGCTTACCGGTGACACCGTTAAATAGAGCTATGGAGTCATTGACAGTGGAATCGGGCCCAGTCACATCTCCGGTACCTACATCTCCCTTATCTCCTCTTGGTATGGTTAGGTTAAGGGATTGATTGCCCACGGTACCAGTTATTGTAGCACTTGCGGTGGAACCTGCTGCACCGGTAGTAACGGTGCCAATATCTAACCTAGCATTATCCCCAGCCAATACAGCGGATGAAGCAGCGTCAGTGGCCCAATATTTAGCACTAAACTCACCTGGTGCAACCTCGGTAGACTTCTCGGCCCACTCCTGAGCCTTATCCCTAGCAGTTTCAGCATCATTTTTAGCGTCTACAGCTAGGTTCTTTGCAGCAGTAGCAAATCCTGCTTGAGTAGTGGCGGTCCCTGCGGCTGTACTCGCAGTTTCCTTGAAGCCTTCGGCCTGATTCCTTGAGGTTAAGGCCGCACCGGCGGAGATCATAGCGTTACCTGCGGCATTCTCTGCTAAAGACTTAGCAGAATGGGCACCTAGAGCATCATCTTGGTACTGCTTAAGGGATACAGCTGCTGTGGGGTCAGTCTCTGGGTTCTTCAGATTAACAATACTATTATTATGCATGTTAATATCCGCATAGTAATCCCCACCCAACTGCGCCTCAGTGGCCTCTTGAGCTATATGTAGTACCTGCTCTAGGGATTCGTCCAGGGTATCTGCTCGGAAAGCGGCCCCAGCAGAGTACTCATGTCGTAGCTTGCTTAGGTCAGTAGTCCTTCGAATAAGCACCACAATCCCATTTGGAACCACAGGTGAGAACTGGATACGCTTCTCTGTACCAACCCAAGCCCACCCAGTGAACTGCTCTATACTATCAAAGTACACGTGTATTTCTGAGCGGTCAATGTACTCAAAGATTATATCAACAGTTTCTAACGTACCGTCCGACGTTACTGTTTGTGAGCTATACGGCATTTGTCATCCTAGTCAAAAGTTGTGTTAGTTATCCCCCGCATGAAGGGTATCGAAGATACTAAAGGAATCATCCCCATAGCATCCTTAGCAGCACCAGCAGCGTCGCCACGCAAGGCATGTCCAGCAAAGGCTGTAGTACGATCCAACGCAAGCATACCTGGGGTACCAATGTTGTTACTGTCCCCACTGGCTACCTTAAACACGTCAGAGAACAAGCCAATCCCTCCCATTACAGCAACCCCCTTATGGGCAGCCTCATTATCAGATAGAAAACCCTTACCGTGTAAGACAGCCTGAGCTTGAACAGCAGCGTAGGCTAGAGGGAATTGATACATAAGGAGTAACCCAACAGCACCAGCACCATTACGCATCATACCACCAGCTAGTAGCTTATTGTGAGCAGTGAAGGTAAAGGTACGGAATGCACCTAAGAACTTACCCAACTGGTCAAACGTCATGAATGCAGGTAAGTCTCCCATACGGGAACGTAATGCTACAGCGTCTACCATACGATCCAACTTAGGTCTAACCTTATCCCATAGTTCAGGACTCCATTTATCTACGTCAAAACCTACACGATCCACTTCAGACTTAAGGGCCTTAATATCCCCTACGTCTATACCGTCCTTAGCTAGGTAGCGAATAGCTTTAGCGTTACCCCTAACAGCATCGTCCAGCCTGGTTAGGATTAGATTACCTACCATATTAGCTTGGTGGTGGTGAATCCACTTCATACCGTTGGCGTATGGTATAGCGTTCCCTGCAGCCTGTGTGAACAACTCAGTGCCTGATGCAACCCCCATATCGAATCCGTCCTCGTACCTCATGAGGAATGGTCGCATACGTACTGATTGGGCACTGTGATCTGCTAGTACAGTGTTAAGCTGCCTAGCGGTACCCTTGTTAGGCCTAGCTATGCTGCGGAACCCGGGTAGGTTCTTCATGAACTCCTTAGTAGTCTTAAGTAGTCCGTACTCAGCCATGATCTGAGCGTACTCAGTGAGCTGCCATATACCAGAGTTCGGAAGAGCTATGGTACGGGTAAGCCCCTGCACTACACGCCATTTGGGATCAAGAGTAGCACCTACTGCCTCACCCCGAAGCGCTGCTACAGTATTACTCCAAAGATGCTCAGCCTCAGCCCTACGTTCATACTCTACGTTATCTAGGAAGTCTCTACGGAGCTGTTGAATGGCTGTGTCATTCTTGTAGCCCTTCTGTGCGAAGGCTGAGTCAGCAGCTACTCTCTTAGCATACACGTCCAGGACACTGGTAACACGGTGGTCTATCATGTCATCTATGCCCCGAGTGGTACCGTCTGGCATCCTAAGCTTGAATGAGTAATCCATATCCATACGCTGCTTCAGGTGCCCAGCCTTCTTAGCCTCATCCATACCAGCAGTGATCTTCTGGGCAATCTTCTCTGCGTCGGCTTTACTCACATGCAGACTAACCAAGGTTTCCTTGATAGCCTGAGCATCTGCCCTTTCAATAGCAGTAAGTAGTGTAGCATCGTTAAAGGAACCCTGCTGCTCAATCCTACGTAGGAGTGTATTGGCTATGGTGTCCGCTACGTCTTTAGATATACCTGAACCTGATTGTAGGCTACCCGATAGTGTGTCCTCAATGGCTTTACGTGCATCTAACTCAGACATACCGTTACGGATTAACTGAGACTTAATGTTCTCTACCTTAGCCACATCCCATCTACGGTGGAAGTACCCCGCTGTGCCAACTAACTCTTCAGCACCCTCTACCCCAGCCCTACGCATTAGGCCAGCAGCAGACTTATTGAACTCACCAATACGGTCAGCTATGGCCTGCACTTCCTTGGTACCCGGTGCATGTGGTGTAGGGAGCCCCATCAATGCAGCCTCACGGTTCTGTAGCTCTTTGAGTATCTCCTTCTCTAAACTCATCTGGGCAGTGTGGTACTTATTTGGCGATGTTATCTGAGACATGCTACTGTGGCCACGTCTACCCAACTCCGCACGAATACTATCTTCCACAGCGAACCTGGATTCATTCAGGAGTGCTAGGTTACTCTCCTTGTAAGACTCTACCGACACCTTACTGTAATCACCAACATCGTCAAGAAGCTCACCTGCCACGTGCTTACCGCGGGTACCGTATCCACTCATAGTCCTGTGTAGGTTCCATTGTATACCCCTACCAACAGCATTAGTTATAGCGCGAGTACCCCCACCTAATGATTTATCAACAGCAGTCTCTACACCTACCCCAGGCTTACCAATGTTTTGTATAGGTATAGGTAAGGCAACCCTCCTAGTGTGGAATATAGCACCAAGAGCACCACCTATGAATGCATCCTTGAGCATATCCTGGGTAGTATACACATCATCACCGGCACGCCCTAGAGCAACGTTAGTACCTGCTGATAAGGCTACAGTGGCAGCCCTACTTAGAGTACCGCCAGCAGATACACCATACGCACCGGGTAGGGCTAGCATAAGCGGGTCAGCAAAGCCTATAATAACACTGGCTACACGGTTGTCCCCAGTGACCTTACTAACCTCACGCATCTCATTAATACGACGCATTGCCCTAGCAGCAGTACGCGGGTTATTAGCGTTATCTAAGAAGTACTCCATCTCCTGCTCAGATAGGCCCTTATTAGCTCCCTTGAGGAAATCATACGGTGAGAAGGTGGGATCATCCTCACCGTACTCCCTATTAAATAAATACTTATTAATACTCCGTTCTAGTGATGGGAGTAACCACGATTCTGTAGCAGCGTTAAGTACTTCCTTGACGCTATAATCTTCTTGATTAAGTCTGGCGTTAGCTTCCCCAATACCACGTAGGTCACGTTGATTCAGTAGAACATCAGATAACTTCGAAGTACTCTCTGGGACAATAAAGTCAGCTAGTTTACCATACTTAGGTGCAGGTACCACGCTGTCGGGGATACCTGTACCGTACTGCACCGGTGCTCCCGGTAAGTACTGCTTGTTCTGTACCGGGGCCAGAGCTTCATTAGGTGCTACTGGTTGAATTAGTGTATCTGCCATAACACCTCCTGAATTAGTTATTGTATAGCTCTAGTGTAAGCATCCTTCCCAATGCCTCTACGATGCTCAGCATTAGCTTTAATCAACTGCCCCCTATAGAAGGTAGCCCTATCATTTCCGTACTTGAATACACCCGTTTTAGACAGTGCTGTGAGGGCTTTAACATCGTCACCTTCCTTCATAGCTGCAACCAAGTCACGGTAGGTACTCTTAGATTGTAATGCACCACCCCCCGCTTGGTAAGCTACATGTGCTAGGAATCGGTAGGTTTCCTTACCATACAAACCAGCCTCAGACATTACCTTACGGGCTGCACTGCCAGCCTCATTAGATGCTACAGCGAAGCTCTCATTAATCTCCGCCTGGGTAAGTTTATCTCCCTTAGAGCGCCCCTTGAGGTTCTTCTGCCAATACGTATTGGTACTGGCTACCCCAACACCTCCAATCATTATACTTGAGTCAGCAGCGTCTGAATACACTGTGTCCCTAACATCCTCGTACTTAACCAAATCCTTACGAAGGCTGTACTGCCAGTCAGCAGGTACTCCTACAGAGTTCTCCCCATTAAATGTAACAGGTACACCTGTAGTTCCTTTGTGTGTAGTACCACGGAATGGTTCCCCGGCCTTATCGGCACCACGGTCAATGAGTGACTTCACAGTGCTCTGGATATCCGCATCACTGACGAAGTACGGGGTACCAACAGGCTGACCAGTCTTAGCTATACTCTCCTTTGCAACTAATCTACCGTCATCGTCGAAGTACACACGCATACGCGAGTCATCTCTGGTGGGGCGTGTTAGGATACCTATTGCGATACCTAAGTTCTGTCTAGCCTCGCTAGGTAGATTGAACTTACTCTGTAGGGTAGCCCCTTGTGGCATGTACACCACACCACTGTCTGTAACAATGGCCCGATCAGTTAGACTAGCCTCGATAGTAGCCATGAGTACTTTTTTATTACCAGCTAGATACGGTTGAGTAGCTTCTAACCTGTTAGCCTCCTTGAGATACTCATTACGGAAGTCATGCTCTGCTTGAAGTATACTGGCACTATCTAAACGAGCTTTACCTTGAGACAGGATACCTGCCTTAGGACGTAGCTCTGCGAAGGCTGTATCTGTTAGGGGGAGTAATCCCTTAGCAGTAGTCATCCACTGTCTTAACGTAGTCGCTGCTGAGGTACTCTCGGATATATCCTGAAGGCTAAGGCTCTTGTACATACTAGCCATCCCTGCTTTCTCTGAGGGAGTTCTCGAAGCATTAACGCGATCCTCCATTACAGCAGTACGTACAGCATCTGTTCCAGGTATCCCAGTGCCGACTAGGTCGTTAATACGGGCTACTGTGATTCTATCCGCCTCTGATAGTCCTGACAGCACAGCAGCAGCTCCGTTATTATTACCTTCCCGCTTGAGATCGGTATACGTGTCAGATATACCTAAGACAGATTCAATAGCGTCATTAGGTATCTCACCATCTATACCAGCCCTAACTTGATGGAAATTCCTACTAACCCTCTTAGCGTACTCTGTAAGAGCAGCAGGCTCTCGCTGCCCTAGGATACGTAAGGATTGCTCTATAGTCTGGTCGTCTGCATTGTTCAGGGCTAATTGCTTGGTAACAGCTTTAACAGCCTGTGCCGGAGTCTTACCTAATGCATCAATGATGTTGTACTGGCCTGCATACAGTGCGGTTACTAGAGCGTCATCCTCCTCATTCCGGCCCTTCATATTAGCAGCCTGAGCTACCAATGTCCCCGCCTGTGCGGGTGTCAGGATGCCATTGGCTACCCAATCCCGAGTGCGGGTGAATACATCCTGAGGTGAGCCTTCGAAGGTACTACTAGCTATACTAGCCCGCAACATGGCTACGTCGGTATGTGCAGTTAACTGAGAGTCAGTAACCTGCCTGTTACGCATCTTGGAATACTTCTCAGCGAGCTTTACCTGATCCTTCATAGGAATCTCACCTAGGATTGACCGCCCCTGGCTATCTACTGAGTCTCTGTAGAATTCATACAGGTTAGTAAGCCCATCAGCCATACTTAGGTCAATGGCCTGGGAGAACAACTGCTGTCTAACGTTACCAGGTAGAGACTCATCATTCAAGGTACTGTCTAGTATAGTCTTACCTGTACCCTGCACAGTACTCTGGTAACTCTCTAGTGAAGTCTCACCAGTCTGTACCTGAGCAGCTACAGCACCTAAGCCTGCTAAGGAAGTACGTACGGATGTGTTTGCAGCAGCGGTACGTTCCCCAATGATATACTTAGCCCTAGCCGGAGTATACGCAGAAACACTCTGGGTATCCATGCTCAGGATCGCATCAAAAGCCTGTTGCTGGGCATTCTTAGTCATGCCCTGTAGGGTAGGTACCAACGACTGCCTACGCTTCGTTAAATACGTTTGTAGCTCTTCTGGGGTACCTTTAGCTAGCTCAGGTAGGTCATTCATAAAGTTAGCCTGTGCTTCAGCCAAGGCAACCTTAGTGGCATTATCTTGGTACCCGGCCCGCTGCCAATCCTTGGTTAAGGAATCTCCCTCCAACTCCTCAACAGACTTACCCAATAGCTGGGCAGTCTGTCCAGCTATATATGCCTCCCGCTCCTGATTCTGGAAGGCTTGCATAGCAATCTGTTGAGCTTGGTTGAGTACGTTACCTAAGAGCCTGTCCTGCCAAGTGCTATCACCAGCTGCCACAGTACGTCCACCCCCTCCAGAAGTTCTACCTAAGGAAGGACCACGTTGGGATATCTGGCGGGTATCCCTAACACCAAATTCTGGTGCTTTATAGTTACGTTCAGCCATAGGAACCCTCTAGGATAGTTTAAACTTAGAAGAAGCATATCCAGATGCAAACGTAGCCGCACCTTGTAATAAGCCCCCTAATAAAATGTTACTTGTACTGGGACCAGTGTACTTGTACTCGTTAGCAACAGGTTGACCTATACGAGTACTAACCCGCATCATATCTAAGTCGTAGTTGTAAGCCTGTGCAGCTGAATCATAGTTACTGTATACCGCAGCAAGGGCTTCGTTAGTCTTCTTATCTATATCAGACAGTACTGCTTGGGCGCTAGCTCCCATGGTACCGGTACTAGCTATACCTACAGATGCATCCCCCTTAGCGGCTAAGCTAGCAGCCGTTACAGCGCCCCACTCCTGGGCAGTCTGCCTCTTCTGCAGTCCAAGTTGCATCTGAGAGTACGCAACACTGTACGCATTCTGTATGGTTGTGCCCAATCTCTCAGCTATTACCTGCTTACTCTCAGATTCAGCCTGATAGGCCAGCTGTCGGTACGCTTGTTTCTTCTGAGAATTACCTCCAAAGATTGAACTGATTACTGATAGTCCGGCAGATACTCCAAGCGTATCCAACATTATAAACCTCTCTTATACTTAGTGTTATAGTTCAATACGTATTCCACGCTCTGGACTGTTAACGAGCCTGGACCGTCGGTGAATACCTCAAGATGCACCTTACGGGCATCCACTCTAGCAGGTACTACTGCCTTAGACCTACCCGCATCCAGAGCCCTACCTAACTGCAACTCTGTGCTGTCCATATACAGGGTGGGTACTAGAGACACTTCACCAACATCATCGTCGGTACTGAGTAGCACCTTGTACTGGGAACTATCACTGGTGTTTATGTTGTATCTATTTACCAACAGCTTACCTGTGTATACTGGATTGCCATCACGGTCAGCCAGGACAGGCGGTGTTAGCATTACTGAGCTTCGGTAAGGTACTCCCACAACCGCATCACCTTCAGGGTGGGATAAATCAGTTGTCAACCAATCGTTGACACCATCGTATGTTGTTCCAATGAGACTACCCCTATCTGGGCCTGATCCCACCACCGCCATTAACTTATCCCCTATGTCGGGGTCAAACATCAATAACTCACTTGGTATAGGGATAGTCCGATTAGTATAGCTCACAGCCCTCTGAAAGTCTAGATAGGCCGTGAATTCATTAGAGCTGTTAACCTTACCGATACGGGGATCAACCGTTGCAATGAATGCATACCCGTTCCGGACGAATATTAGGATTACCTTATCCGTAGCAAAGTATGCTGCCGCTATAGGGTACGGGAATACCCATTGGTGCCATGCCTGTTGAATCTTAGTATCCCCGTCCCAGTAGTACTCATGCACAATCAAGGCATGATCGTCCCCACTAGGCGAGAACAGGGCTACTGATGCTGTACTAGAGCTTACACCAAAGCGGCATCGTCCCGGCATGTACAGTGGTAAATGTTGTGTGATGTCTTGGCTAGTGTACTGAGAGTCAGTGTAGCTGGACGGTACTAGCTCCATAAAGCCAAAGAAGTCCTCTGACCGGGGCTTACTGTACAGAACAGTTCTACCCACAATAACAGGTTCACACTGTGTATCCACAGCGTGGCCAGACGTAGGTACAACCGTGGCCGTGCTTGGTGTCACACCAACGTTTCCACTTGGGAGTACAGCTTGGTGAGCTGCACTGAATAGGATCAAATCCTTCTGGAATGGCATACACCACTCGTACGATGCTGCTGACGTAGCATTAGCTCCTACCTCAATAGGATCAGAGTTAAGTACACTTGATACAGTAGTACGAAAGAACTTACGTGGTTTATTAGCTACGCTTAAAGATACCATAGGGCCGGATAGGATTACTAATCTACCTTGGTATGTGCCTATGCCGGATATACCATATTCAACCCACTCGTGCGTAGGATTGGATAACTCATCCCCAGCATTACGTCCATCATAGGGAGTTTCGTTTAATGCCCAAGCAGAGCCATTCCAGAACAGGCTTATAGGAGCATCGTCAATAGCACTAGGCCCACCGTACTCCCCCACCTCAATCCATTCATTAGTCTCATCTTTGTACCGGTAGTAATACACGAATTCACCAATACCCACACGGCAGTTATACCCGTCCGCCTCGGGAGGTAGTCTAGCAGGCAACTCTCCTACGTCTAGTACAGCACTAGCTTTACTGACTATTAAGTAATTCTTACCAGTTGAACTATTGACTACTATATCACCAGACCAATCTAGGTAGCAGTACGGACCATCCACGTATACAGTGGGCCCTGATGGGTCAGTACTCTGTATTGCTTGGGCTAACTGGCCTACAATGTACTCGGGTACAGATAAGGCCGCATCCCCCGGATTACTACCGTTAGGAGTGGTGTACGTGACAGTGTAGGGCAGATGTCCTGACCGATTAATCAGTATACTGTAAGACTTGCTGAAAGCCCCCGCCATCACGTAGAAAAATCCGGTGTGGCTTGGGTTGAGCCCGGATGGCGTACGTATCAGGTTAGGTAGTATCTCAACATTACCAATGTATAACTCATTACCCACTGGGGCCACACGTATTGATCTTGAGTTAACCGCCTGTAAGTACGTACTAGTCAGGGTGCCCTCGAGTACCCAATTGTTATTAAACACCCGCAGGGTACCAGTGTTTGCATCAATAAGGATATGTACCAATGCCCCAGCTATATTCATGTACCACGCTTGAATGGAGTTCTGATTAGCCCCTGTTACAGGGAACTGTGCTATGGATCGACATCCATATCTACGGCGTAGATTCGATACTGGGTCAGACTGCATATTCAATTGAGCACTAACCTGTCCTGGTAACCGTACCTCAGCAGGCTGTTGGGAAACCCCTTGTAGTAAACTCTTATACGCAGATTCAAATGTGGCCATGTATCCCCCTAATTCACCATAGATCGACGTATACGCCGGTATTCGGGCTTATCCCTAGTACTGTACTGCCGCTGCCTTACATGCTCGTGATGCATCGTTGCCAGCTCTACATTAGCATTCCCCTGCCATGCCTGAGCTTCCGCCGTCATACCCACGTCACTAATATACACCTGCACAAGAGCTAGCCATGTTAAATGATTACTTACACTTTCAGGAAGTAACTCAAAAGGGACATCCTGAACCACTGTACCTTCGACAGGTTCCGTAAATACGAATGTAGAGTCACGCAGGTTAAATAATTGTGTACCACGTGTGACTGCTGTTCCAGCCACCTTTGGGTAGAATGTCAGGGTATCTACACTTAGGTAAATCTCTCCGTTAATGTCCGGGTACGCTTTGTAATCGTACTGATTGAACCACCACCCCCTAGTTAGAACACTTCTTCGTAATTGGTCTAATGTCAGGAGTATAATACTCACAGTCGGGTGTGGGGTTGTTGTAGATGTTACTGGCCTTTCTCCTAAACGGGTTAGTATAGTGTTTACAGAATCAATTAATAACACAATACACCTCATAAGAAAACCCCGGCGTGCAAGCAGTGGTCGGGGCCGTGTTAATACTGAGAACCCGTAGTAATACCTACGGGGTCACTTTGTTACGTTTAAGGCATCTGTATAGCGCAGCAAGCATCGCCGCGGCGGACACCTACGGTGTACATACAGTAGCTATCCAAACGGTTGGCAAACTGGCTCATGTGATCCCAGTAACGTACAGTCATGGGTTGGGCTTCAACAGTAACCAGTGTCTGTCTAGGATGGAATATAAGCATACCCACTTTAGCTTCATTAGCAGTCACATTAAAGGACGGGCCTAGAATGTGATCGCTGATAGCACTGGTGGGGAATCGGGGTGTCTCTATAATACGGATACCATTTATGATGGCCACCCTGCGCTGTGCATAATTGTTACCCGCGCCAGTATTCTCAGTGAACTGCACGTTCATCAGTTTGTTGTGCTCAAGCAGTCTGGAGAATATCTCAGGCTTACAGAGAGTGATGAATTCTGCAAGGGAGCCCCCGAGGTCACGTTTAACGAAAGTCTCACATGCTTTGGCATGCGCCTTGACTATGGCGGCTGCATCCTTACTGTAGTCACCCCCGCCATCCCAAGCTGTCACACTAGAACTGTCGTAAATACCATCGCTAAAGTTAGTCAGACTAGTGGGAGCTTTCCACTGTGCTGCATGGATCAGTTTAATGATATGGGCAGTATCAAAAGTCTTAGAGTGTGCGTTACCATGTTCAAATACGTGACTGGGTCGGAAGTCTGGAGCAGTCCAGTCATCTTGATAGTCCACCACGGAACTAGCATAGGACGTGGTGTCTACAGTAATGATGAACTTCTCATTAGGTATACGTACCTGATCCAGAGCTTCCCCGGACTTACGCCCCTTAACTTCAATACCCCCAATACGGTCACCACGCCATGTATTGGAAGCATGTGCTACTTGTTTATAATTGGTGAGGCCAGATTCCCGGAACAAACTCATTGCTCGGAACGATCCGTCTATCTCCCCTTCCCACAACTCCCGGTGGATATCTATGTCCGCATTAGCCCCAGCCCAATGCGGACGCGTCATAGTGCTGTTGTAGTCTGTATATGCCATCTGTGTTTCCTTTAATTAGTTAACGTAAACCACTCTTCTTCCCAAGCTCCCGCTGTTGCATTAAAGCGTTAATCTTGGTATTGTAGTCAGGTGCATTTTGATTCAATTGACGTATGGCGGATTGGAATGCCTCCTTAGTCAACCCCCCAGAGTTAGAAGCCATCATGGCACTAGCACCGAACTGCGTTCCTAACTGAGGTACCAATCCAGATGTCTTGCCATACTCAGCCACCATAGCGGCACCTTGTTTGATAAGGAGTGCATCCTTGGAGTCCAGCATACGGGCCACGGTTGCACGTACTTCTGTGGGCGCTTTACTGTTAAATACTCCAACAATAACATCCCAGTTACCCTTACCCCCCACAGTATCATACACGGAGGTTTCAAATGCCTGCGCCTGTTTGGTAACGCCTTCTACAATACCTCGGGCCATTGCTATTAGGTTGTCGGCATTCTCCCCACCCTTCTCAGTAATGTACCTAGTGTCAATTAAGCCGGGATCGCCATACCTGATAGCATTACCGAGTACCCTGTCTGCATCCAACCCCTTACCTACGGTCTGGAACATCATAGCCATAGACCGCACTACAGGGTCATCTATCTGACCTATATCATCATACGATACGGTATAATTACTTGGCGCGGCTGGTTTAGCTGTGGGTTGCGTGGGCGTGGTATTAGCGGGCGGTTGTGCATCCACCGCAGCCGATTTAGTTTGTGTAGTCTGTTGGTGTTGAGGATTAACCCAACCTGCAACCATCCCAACATGTTGTGTAGGCTGCCCTTGCTGTGGTGTAGTTTGAGTTGGTGCCCCAGTTACCGGATTGGCAGCACTCACTGTAACGTCTGTCATTACTTCTCCTTAGATAATCTTACCAATAGTCTCAGCTGTGTCTGTTAATTGTTGAGCCTGTAGCATCTCCATCTGGGCTTGCTGTTCAGCAGCCTCCGCCTCAGCCATGGCCTGCATTTCTTCAGGTGTATGCATAATGGTCTCGGGATCAATACTCCTACCGGCCAGGATAACGTCAACAATCCGTTTAATGTCAAGCCTGCGATCCACTTGGGTAATCGGTGCCACTCCTGCTAACTCTTGACTCGCTTGTAATAGATTCTGTACATCAGCACTCCTACCAAGGGCGGCTACACCTACAGTAATATCTGGAGTTAACTCTCCTGTAAGTACACCAATCTCTGCCTCAGTAGACACCTCTGCAAGGAGTAGATGCGCCATGGGTAACTGAATACCCGATGCCAATGTAGAATACACACCGCCTAAAGCATAATCAGCCTCACGTGCACCCATCTGTATCTCAGTTGCCGTAGTGCGGTCAGAGTCCCGTGCCTCCGCTATGTACATAAATGCCTGCTGGAGAGCCTGCTTAGTCTGATCTATTAGGACGGTCACCATCTGTATCTTGTTAGCATCCCCCGCCTCATGTACACCCATCTGCGCAGGATCACCTGGTACGTACGCCCCAGTCTCTGCTTTAGCTAAGTCGTCTATAGATGATTGCGCTCCTGGCATTACCAGATGGATGCAGCGCATAGCCTCAACCGTATACAATAGCAGTTGCTCGCTAAGGGTTGACAACTTAGCAAATCCCTGTGCATAATCCCCTATCATGCTTCTACCGTAATGCTCCCCCGGGATTAGCGTCCAAGTGGGGGCTATGAATGGACATGTCTTTATGGGGTACCAGCTAGGCTCGCCAACACGTGTAGTATCCAACTCATAATACACTGAATAGCCAAGTATCCCATCAGCGTTAGGTACCCGCTTAATCCGTGTGTACTTATCTAATGGCTGCTCCGGCGCATTCTGTGCCCCCGGTTTAGCCTGTAGGTACAGGTTCTGCATTAATGGGGGTAAGGCGCCAAACGTAGTTCTCTCATGTAGCACGCAGTCCAGTAAGGCGCCGCGACTATCTCGTTGAGTTACGTACTTGTCTAGTGTGTATGTGGTCAGGGTCTTGGCTGCTGAGTCTCTATATATAAGGACGTTACCAGTCACTATAAGAGACTTCAAGGCCAGGATAATGTCTGCGTATCCTCCATTAAGGAACAGTGCCTTATTAGCCTCCATCTCAAGTGTAGCTAATGTCTTGCGTATATCCTCTTGGGACATTCCAGCAGATGCCGCTACCTCCTTAAGGGTTCCGGATATATCACTCTTAAAGAACGGATACTGTGCTGGGAATAGTAATCCAGCTAACTTATTAGCCAAGTGGTTAACAAGGATACTACCAGTCTCCTGATAATCATTCATTAAAGTATTACGTTGCCCATGGATATCCATACTAGGCATTATGTACGGTAGAGTCCAGTGAGCATACTTAAGAGACTGGCTTATTACTGTACCATCCTTGTAGCGCTCATACGCGGCCCTACAAGTGTCATTAAGGCTGTTCATACGCTACCCCTATATATTAATCCCCACCATGTTGGATAACCTTCTACGCGTCCTCCTAGGCCCCTGTGTGTCATCCGCATCAAGGTCAACCCCCGAGGATGTTATGTCTCTATTTAGATCGGAGGCGGATTGGTATTGTACAGCCCTACGATTATCTTGTGATCTAAAGCCTGTACCCACAGTTATACCCACGGTGGCAGACAGCCCACGAGTGTTGTCTAGTCTAATCTGTGCCCTACGTTGGTGTTCTGTCGCAGCCGCAGCACGCTCTTGTGCTACTTGTGTAACCGACATCTGCTCTTCCAACCGGGACTGTGCTTGGCGTTCTTTTTCTTCTAGGATAGCTAACTGTTCCTGACTAGATTGCATCTGTCCCTGTATCCGATCTTGTGCTGCTTGTAATTGACTGGTAGAATCTAAACCGTGTGTCTGGATGTACTCCCACCCCGCTTCTAAAGACTGTGTCAAAGGTGCGCGCCATCCCATACCCCCAGTATTAGATATACCTTGGTTCACGGCAAATGATACTAAATCCTGACTATGTTCACTAATTTCTGGAACATCTATGTCAGCAAATCCCGTACCAGATGTACGTATTCCCTCCACATCATAGTCGTACCGCTGTAGTATACTCTCTAACTCAGGAGCGTACCATAAGTTTTGAGCCTGTAAAAAGTCCCTTAATCCGGAATATGCCACATGGCCTCCTACAGGTTAATACCCAACGTGTTAGACAAGCCCGCTGTGGTATGGCGTCTACGTGGCTTCAGTAAATCATCCTCTACTGCAACCGTGGCCTCCCTGTCCCCACCTCCCGTAGCTATCTGGGCTACATTACCCGCAGCCAGATCAGCCAGTCGGTTCTCATCCGCAATCCTACGGCTCTCATCTGCTGCCCTAGCCGCTTCCTCCGCTAACCTCTGCCGCTCTCCTTCACTGGTAGCTGCGTTAATCGCATCTATGTAGCGTTGTTCAGACTGCATAGCCCGGTCTTGAAACTCTTGTTGAGACAGCATAAAGCTATTCTGTAACTCCGCTGCCCTAGCGTTAGCCTGTTCAATTGCTGCTTGTGTGTTTGCCTGGGATTGAGCAATGGCTTCTTTGTATCCACCAGTGCCCCCACCCCCAAATAGTCCAGCGATGATACACCTCCTATAAATAAAAAGACCCCACGGAACACCCCATAAATCACAGAGCGTCCCCATGGGGTTAAACACATGAATTAAACTTTTAAATAACCTACTACGGAATCAGACCATTTAATCTGTGTAACAGGAGTGCCGCGCTTCTCATGCCATTTGTTTACGTCAAACACTCTACCATGCTCTTTACCTTCTTCGGTAAGCTCCCACCCACCTTGCACCTTTGTCTGGAACCCTAAAGCCATTAACAGTAGGTTAATCGTAGCAGGAGATTCACCGTTACACATCTTACCAATTTGTGTTGGAGTGTACCACTTTGCTACCTGGCGACTTGATTCTAACTGTTTAATGCCCCCAGTTCAAGCATATCATAACCGGTGTTATTGTACACTAGTCTATTCATGCTTATAGCTGCCATACTTTTATCAAGGCCAAGTGATTCGTAAAAGCGCATGATAACTGGCCCGGCTTCCGCAGCATTTGCAATTCTATGTAGGTTCTCAAACGATGGTGTTCTATCAGATTCTAGCTCCTGCCACCGATCATACACGGCGGCCTGTAGTTCGTAGCTGTAACTCATAGCCATGAGGCATGCTTCCCGCTTTGGGAAATTGTATATCGCTCGCTCCTTTCTGGCGTTATTCACAACGTAAAAAGCGGTTCCAATAAATTTTGGAGCTGCTTCTGCACCCAGTACTTTCGGCACTTTATCCATAAAACTATCATGCCGCAACTCTGCGCTGCCTTCCTTACGCATAGAGTTAATCAATTCAACCATCTCAAGGCTGCTCATGGTTGTTACGCTTACGTTAGACAGTGCCGCAATTGCTGAATCTTTGAATGTGTTCATGTGTTTCCTCGTATGTTTTAGTTGTAAATGAAGCTTACTTATTCTATATAGAGTCCCTATTAGAGTAAGTGTTTGATTATAAAGGATTTAGGTGTATTTAGGCATGGGCTTATATTATGGCAGATTTACCATAATTAAAAAATATTTTCACTAAGAGCTATTGTTCTGCTATTGTTTCCACAATATATTACATTAAGGATAATTGCGTCCAAAATTCAGAAAAAGCTCCCACCCCATAGACCACCTTCAGTCTCACCCTTTCCCTACACCCCACCCCCTAGTTACCTAGGAGAGTATATATAGATATGTATATATATATATATTCCTATTACTTCTTAAACCTTTTAATTCTATTCTTCTCTCTTATTCCGTTCCTATATCCCCTACTTCCTAGGTGATGATACTAGTATTAACTTAATATTCAATTAAGAACACTAGTATCATCTATCACCTGAGGTTGTCGGATATGAGGTATCGGCTATAGTCATTACGCTACTATAGGAGCAAATGAAGCTTACTTATTCTATATAGAGTCCCTATTAGAGTAAGTGCTTGATTATTAAGAATTCACCTACATTTACTATACCTAGTAATGTACTCATTGTATTTACGTCTATGGGTAAAGCTGAGGCATCTTCTTTGGAATACATCCCTAGTCACTATCTTGGCTTCTTTGATTAACTTCATACCTATACCCAAAGACGTTCTAGCGTACTCTGGTAAGACATATAGGGCCAGTACTTGCCCAATCTTACCGAAGTGCATGTCTGCCCCATCAGCCACACCACATCCTCCTGCAAGTACACCATCCACGTACGCTAGTACTTCCATACACTCTACAGGGAAGAAGTACTGTTGGTTAATCTTCTCGAATGCTGTACGATCAGCCCAGTGTAACTCTTCTAACTCCTCGTGGGCTCTGGGGAATAAGTGTAGTAGCTTAGGTGTACTGTAAGCTATCTTCCAATGCCTTTTAATTTCCACATTACTCATGGCGTAGGTTCCCCCTATAGACTCTTGATTCAACAGCAGCTATAACAGACTGCTGGCCAAAGTACTGACGTATAACTGCCTCTGGAGTACTTGGTCCCAGTATTGTACTGGGGAATAGTTTCTTTAGATAGGCTAACTGCTCCAATGAGAATACTACTTTGTCGTCCATACATCCTCCTCAACAAAACATATATTTAGCGTGAATGATATCTTCAATGTCTAAGTTACCTACGGGGGGTAGGGCTGTACTAGCCCCTGTATCCCGTAGGAAATTACCCAGTACATCAGTCTTGTACATGTCCCGCATACTCTCACGTATTACCCTATGTAAGGTATCTACGTCGCTAGGGTGGGTTCCGAATGAATCGTGGATACTAACGAAGTCACATCCCAGCTCATTCATTCTGTTAGCCGTTATAGCTGCATGGGATGCATCCATACTGTGTATAAAGTTCGGAGATATAGCGTTGATTGTCCTACGTATATCCATATCTTCTGACCAGTTACGTATTACCAACCTAGTAACTCCTCCTGCGTATAGGGTGGCTTTCTTATCAACGTGTCCGGCGTAGTCATGATAAGCCCTAAACCCAGATGGGGCTACCCAGGACATGGGCTTATCCTTACCAACTTCCCTAGCAACATCCTTAAGGAACTCCATACCCGCCACAGCCGACGGAACAGCCTCATTTAGGCCACGTATTAGCTGGGTAGTTATGTAACTACTATCCGAGAATGCAAGTGCCTTGTCGCTCCATTCTAGCCCCTTAGAATCGATTTCCTCCTGGATGGTAAGTTGTATGTGCCTCGCCATGGTAATAAATGCAGCGTTGTACAGTTGCACCATACAGGGTTTCTTCGCCATACTTCGGGATATACCAATAGACAGCGCCCACTTAGCTACTCTACGTATACCTGGATCAGTACTCCGGAGATCATCTTGTATGAGTTTAGTAGCCCGCGCAGCTACATCCATATACAAGTCCTGCTTACCCCCCGAGTTCGGTACTAGGTTAGTCAAGAACCCTCCAACCTCGTCCCGCAGTAGCATACTGAAGTGCTGCCCACCACTCATAGTTGCGTCCATATGTACAGGAGTACTGCACAGGTACTCGTATGGATTCCTGCTACGTAGTGCCTCGCGTAGTTCCCATGCTGCTTGAAACATAACACAAGGTGACTCTATGAATACTTCAGAAGCATCCTCTGGACAGTCTAATGCAGACGATATAATCTTCCAGTTATCATCTACCCACTGTACACGCTCATCGAAGGTACCCTTATCGAACCCGGCTGAGTTCGCTATATGTACCTTAAGCCAGTACATCCCACGCTTCCCCAGCGGCTTCTTACGGTTAAACGTGAGTACCCCCTTAGCAAAGTCTGCCCCCTGTGGATTCGGATACCCACGATAGTACATCCTACCACGTGTGTCCGCGAAGGCTGGGTACCATAATGCCTGGTTTGGTCTGCGGATACTCTTGACCAAGTATGACATATCCTGGATGTCTCTCTTCCACTCTTTCATTTGGCTGGAGAGCACATCATGTGCTTCTGCCTTCCAGTCACGTAATACAGCTAACTCTGTATCTGTGGCTATAGACTCGTCCAGTTTAGACGAGAACGGGTATTCTGGGCACTTTGGGGGCTCCTTGGTACATACCCCTAAGGCACCTCCCCCAGACTCCCAGATTCGCATTATAAGGCTTCTGGTGGGGATGTGTAATTCATATGGCACAGACTGTAGGTAGTTCAGGCATTTAAACACCTCGGGGACCGTCTCAGCGGTGACAGTCTCTTTAATATCTTGCCGTATTGATTTACGTACCTTACTCATCTGTATCATAGGGAATAACTTCCTACGGTTCGGACTTAGATACCCACCATCGTATACTGACTTCCATGTCTTAGGTGGATGTATCATAACCGTGTCCTGCTTGGCTATGACTCGGAGTACATCCCCTTCCTGCACCCCCATTATGTAGTCTTCAATCTCGGGGTTGACAATGTAACGCACTGATCTATCTACATTAATTTTAGAGATCAGCCCAGCCTCCCATACAGCATCTACCCCGTATTTACCTATCTGTACATACTCAGATGCGGATAAGTTGGGCTCGGCATGAAGTAGTAGCACGTTCTCTACTGCCCTGCCATAAACCTTGCGCTTCCAAAATACAGTGTTGTAGCTTCCTTTATCTATACGCTCCTCAAGAACCCGCATGTACATGGGGTTAACCTTAATTGCTGCTCGTATACGTGATTCCATTACCCACCTACGACCCACACGCCCAAAGAGAGTCTGCGCCCTTATAGAGTGCCCGTGTGCCATACTGGTACTGATGCACACATGTACACTAAGTAAGGCGCCCACTAGGGGTGGGAGTGACCTAATCCACTCCCGGTATGCACCACCCACCCCCGGGCGGGATACTGCTGATAGCTCTTCTATACGATTGGCTATAGGCTCTAATGCCCCCATGATTATACGGTGGGCCCGGGGGGCATTTAAGTCTAACTCTAACCCCGCGTTAATTAAGTTAGACATGGCCTCACCACGTGCTATACAGTCAGACAACTCTTCTTCCTCATATTGAGCCTGATATAAGTTGCTCAAATCCATAACATTTCCTCAGATAGCTATGTTGTAGTGTGCTGCTAAGGCGTGTCGCACATGCATTGTAACCTCGGGGAAATCTCCCTCAGCTATAGCTAGGCACTCCCTAGCCTTAGCAAAGTTACCTGTCTCTACAGCACTGGCACACATATTGTATAAGTCTTTGTAGTCCTTAGACGTTCCTACTTCAGTACTAAATTCTTTACCAAATTCAAATGAGTTAAACATGATTATCCCCTTTTAGTTATACGCAGAAGTGAATGCTTTACGTACCGCCTCAACACCCTTACGGTAATGCTCTTGTACTGCGCCTTCCGTTACCCCACTACGGTCAGCGGTGTACTTAGATGACCTCCCTGCAAACACACGCTCTATGACCGCTTGGCGTTGCTTGGGAGTACAGGTACTTAGTGCCATATTAAGAGCATCCACCCGTTCCCTACGTAATAAATGTTTTAGCGGTTCCTCATCGGACGGAGTGCAAATACTATCTAGGAAGTACTCAGCGTAATCGTCATCCATCTGGTCGTAATGCTTGAATTCCGGCAGCATCCCAGCCTCCTTCAGGGATTGGTACTTATGTATATTCGTCCCAGTTGTATGCTCACTTAACCATTTAGATATAGCGTAGAACACTTGGTTACGTAGGTACGTACTTAAGGCACAGCCAATCTCCTTTATAGGTTTATTAAGTTCCTCCCAAACACATGCACAGCCTACTGCGTACGCTTCCTCCTGATCTTCATAAGACAATCCCTTGAAGGAAGTACTTACAACACGCCCTACAACGTAGTGGTAACGTCTGTAAGACTCTTCCAATTCATTCATTTGTACTGTCGCCATCATTATTCCTTAGTGTAGTTAACTCAGCCCATATAACCGCGTCTGCGGCCATATGGTAAATGTGTGGTAAATTAGATTCTGGATCGATTAACTCCCCAGCCTGTATAGCCAGGAAGTGCCGCATCATAGCAGCTCTGTATACCTCAGGGGAATACCGCATGTACCCAGCCCGGGGATACGGGTTAACCTCTCGGGTAGCTGCCCATTCCATCACTAGGGATATCCCCCGGATCGCGTTGGTGCAATCAAGTACATACGTGGGATCAGGCTTAACAGGCTTATCCCCACCCTTACGTGATATGTCTATTGGATCAACAGAAAGATCGTATATGTCTATATTTGTGTAAGATTTCAACATGTCAGTAATCCTTTACGTTTAGCCTTAGACGTGCAGTTCGTACGACTATGAGAGTACCCGCCACAAGAGTTACACAGGTACTCAATGTACCGGAGTACTTTATTCTGTTTTATACCTACCTCAGTAATGTCGGTACTACCACAACGTGGGCAACGTAAATCATTGTCACTGTAGTACGCAGCCACATTGGGATGTCCTTTTATCCACGGTCGCAGTTTCAGGTACAACTCCTCTGTGCTCACCACGTCCATGCGGTTGTAGTCCTCCATTTCCTGCCATGCGTCCTTGTTACCCGCCAAGCATTCCACCCATAAGGTATTACCGGGGTACTTGTTATGCATGAGTTTTTTGGATGACGTGAGCGTGTTCGTCAGGAACTCCAGCCTGTTACTTGTGAACTTGAACAGAGTGGCGGCGGACACCTTTGTGTCCACCTGCTGGAAGTGCCGCACAGGCGGTAGTCCTTCCGTGATGAACCGTGCCATAATCTTCGGAATGTCGAAGGCTATCCCGTTCTGCGTGACTACGATATCGGCCTCGTCAAGCAGCTTGTGTAAGTGCTTTAACAGTACCCGGTCATTCCGTACGTCCTTACGCTCCCGATTATCCTTATACAGGACCGTGTCATCACCTAACCACTTAGCCGCGTACGCTAGTATACACCAATCATCCCGAATGAACTTGAGGTCAATGTTCTGCTTCCACATGCCCCATGTGCGGGCCTCTATCGGCGACGTCTCAACATCTAACGTAAGTATCTTAGGTCCCACCATTACTTATCCTCCGTTAATTTAGCCAACATAATCTTGGCTTTCTTGGCCGCGCGTGCTTCCCGCGCCCGCTTATTTCTATCTAGTTTCAACTCGTCCGCCGTCTTGTGCATGGGGTACATAACCCCCAGCCCCGGCTTGTCGTAGTATGCCACTGCCCGCCTGATCCACGGCACCATGGCGGCATAAGAGCCATCCTTACTACCCCAACGCCCTACCGCGTGTTCCATCTTACCGAGCGCTGCATTGCAGCTACGGTGCAACACACCGCGCACCTCGCCCGTCTGGTGGTTGTGGTCGAGGCAAGCCGCGCCTTTCTCCCGCAGGTCTATAGGTAAAGTACAGAGTGGGCAATTACCTCCCTGTTTTGCTAACTGGGCCATCATGTACGCCCTCATCTGACTGCGGGCTAGTTTTCGCATATATCAAATCCTCCAATCGTTGTAGCTCTTTGCTGAGCAGTTGTATCTGTCTCTGTAAGTGTTCTATACGTTCAGTATCTGTGGCCATGTTCCCTCCTATTTACTCCTATCTACAGGTATTACCTGACTCTTGGTGGAATCACCCTTATGACGATCCCAGCTCACCTCGGTAATTTCAGGTATGTTATCGACTGCCCAATCCAGTACCTTACGCACGGCATCCCGTCCCTCCATTTCCCCCAAAGCTCCTTTTATGTATAACCTGTTAGTTCTGGTGTCATACACGAGGGTACATACGTAGGTATACGGGTCCCCGTACCGGCCACCAGCGGGATGTCCTCGGCATACATACACCCTACAATGTGGTGGTATCTCCTCAACAGAATAGTTCAAAGCAATCATAGAACCCCCAATACATTACCAGCAATCCATACTTTTATGGCCATGTCAAAGTAATCAAGAATAACAAATGGTGTAAATACCAGTCCAATTATTAAGCAGTAAGTTAACACAGCCTTAATGGCGTTCCAATTATCTCTATTCATACTACCTCCATAAAGTTAAGCAGCACTTCTCTACGAATGCCCTATTCTGAGGAGTAAGGTCTAACTCGTCAAAGTACTTAATCACATCATCAAATGGCCCACGTTTCAGGTGTAGTAACCAACCCTCAGCTAATACATTCTGTCCAATGGCCCTATATGAGTCTATAACTATGTTTGCGGCTGTATTTATATCCTGGATAGGCCCTAGTATATCTACAGCCTTTACAGCGCCACAGAGAGCGTTCTGGTACTTCCTGACACCTTTGATGTTATCTGCAGTATCACCAGTTAGCATCTGGCCCCAAAAGAACATTGGCCCATGTCCCGTGATCTTGACATTACCGGAGGGAGTGAACCGCAAGTCGATATACCCAACGTGGTCTGTATTGATTAAGGTACCTGTGTAGGTATCCCAATATGGGTATGGTGTCATCCGTAAATCTTTATCCTCGGAGTACACAATACCCATTTCCTGCCGGGAGTACGACTCAATCATCATGGCATCATCTGCTTCCTGATCCCGATGAAGGTACACTTCCACATTTGGTAGGGAATACTCAGGCTTCAGTAGTCCCGTCCTAACTGATTCCAGTAGTGCAGGCTTGGCCCTACCGGTACGATTACCCTGGTAGGGCTTATGTGCAGCTACTTCAAACCGTCTGAACTTGGTACTATCTGCAGCGGTTAGGTGAACACTACACTGTTCAACTCCTGTTAGGTACATCACCTTAAGTATCTCCTGCTGTGCATGCCTCATCATAGTACTGAATTTAGATGCACTGCATGCCGCTCGGTAGCATAGCCCATCTCCATCTAGGATGGCCACGCATGATGGTCTAGGGGTTGCCCACTGATCAGGTAGTGCGGTAGTGTCCATCCCCTTGATTATGTTTGGTTTACACACTATTACTCCTTATCCAATAAGTTAACCCCTATAGCAGCCTCCGCAGGGAAATCTACGCATATGTCGTACCCCATGTATTTCGTGAAGTATTCTCTAACACCCCCTAGGATATGCTCCACATCTGCTGCCACCTGTTTGGCAACCCTAACTGTGCAATCTACTACCACACTATCATGCACTTGGTTAACGGGGAATGCCTCTAGGTTGTAGAAGTTATTACCAACCATGAAACGCCCAACTCTACCACACATTACTTGGACAAACACTGCTGATTCCCCTTGGCATGGGTAGTTCTTTATCTCAGGGTCTTTGTACTCATAGGTTATGTACTCCCTACCATCTGTCCAACGCTTCTTAGGGTGCTGCGTGAATGTGTACTTAAATCCACCTGGAGATACCCACACACCAGTGCCTCCGACCCGCCATACACCATCACTACCTTGCACCCGTTTACTTTGAGTGCTGGCTATAACTGCTGGGTAAACTACGTCACTGTACCATTTACCGATATCGGGGAATAGCCTAGCTTCCGACTCGATGAACCTACGGGCATCCTCTATAGGTATACCACAGTTAAGTGATATCCCATAATCAGACGCGCCATAGGCGTGGGCATATGAGGGTGATTTTATCCATTGCCTACGACCTACCCACTTAACGTGGTCAGGGTGTGTCTTATCTTGTACAGCGTTAAACACTAACTCGTATGGTACACCGTCAAAGTTACTCACCCGTAGGCAGTGCATATCGGTACCGCTGTTAATAGCATCTAGTAACGCTTTATCCTTGGTGAAGTTAGCTTGTGTCCTAGCTTCTAAGGCATTAAAGTCTACCTCCACCATACGGCCTGCTGTTCGGCCAGCAGCATGCTCACCTGTACACCAGTCGTAAGTCTCATGAGTAATCAACCCCCTATCTAGGGCGTACTGTAACCATACTGGGTCATCATATCGGGAGTTAAATACTTGTTTTACCTTACTTTCTCCAGCTTCTTTACCTCTGGGTATGTTCTGGCAGTTTGGCGAATTACTTGACCACCGTGATGTTTTGGTGCTCGTTGTGTTTATCTTGTGATACACAATATTATGATCCGTCACATAGGTAAGCATACCTACTACCTCTTGCACACTACCATCTTTATCATACTTAGCACTAGAGTAGTATGTAGTCAGGTCTTTATCCACCTTAGCCAACCTCAACATCCCATTAAGTACACACTTAACCTCATCTGATATAGGTAGGGTTCTTAAATGCTTTATAGCATCGCTAGAAACGCTATATACGGGGTTATCTTCCGCGTCCCTGTATGATGTACTATGCAAAGTGTTGAACGTCTCTAACACGTCTTTTGGTGCATTCTGGATAGGGTATACGCCTGACATCTTATACACCCCAGTACCCCACTTGGTCTTTACAACCTCTGAGGGCACTTTAAATGGTTTGGGTAAGCCCTTATTCTTACCGGATACGTACTTAACTACGTCTGCTGCACTATCGCTAGTGTATTGTGGGGCACTCTGGGTACCAGATACCATATACATATCCACTTTCTCGTATTGTACCTGACCCCCCGCATCTAGGCTAGGCACTCTACAAGGATATTTAATACTTCCTCCGTACAACCAGCACCCCATATGTACTCTAGAATTAGTGTTGAACTTCACCTCCTCGGGAGCATTAATATTAGCTTTTAACTGCTTGGTTAAGGTATCGGCCTCCGTTTCTAACTCCTTCTGAAGTACCTCAGCAGTAGCTAAGTCTACGTGTAGTCCATTATCCATGCATAGACATGCAAATAACAGCCCCTCCATACGCTCTAGGTACTGTACCCATACACCCCCGTCTTGGATGCGGGCGTACTGTCCGTAGAATATCTTACGGAGATTCTCGATATCCCCACCTTCTCCGAGTAGATACTGGTCGTGCAGTAGCTCCTTATCTATCTCAGAAGTTAATTTACCCAGTGCCCACTCTAAGGCCACAGCGTCGATCTTAGTGGTGCCCCCGTACTCTGGGGCTACGTCGTTAAGTTTGGGGAATATATGAGTATTTCCACTCAATAGGTACTCGGCGTATGCTGTACAGAATACCCTACCTCCCCTACGTAAATACGCCAATGCATCCTCACGCTTGCGATCTAATAACCATTTAAGATCAAACGGGAGATTATGTGCAACAATCAAGGCCACATCCGGGTCACGTAAGTACGGTGCCCAATCTGTAGCCTTAGCATCATCTAATGAGTGGTTGTACACACCTACCCGAGCGCCTGAATCTACAGCCCACCCAGATGATACAACGTAGTTCTGAGGGCTCTTACATGAGCCGATCTTATCCTTATAATAAGGGTGATTCTCAACTTCTAAATCTAAAAATACAATAGACATTAATCCCCCCCCATTGAAAACCCATACCTATTTATCGTTTCCAATATCTCATCGGCTAGCGCTTGGGCATCATCACCAACGTTCTCACAGGACAACATAATAGAGCGTATTGCTATAATGGCATACGCGAAGCATTGCTCCTCTGTATCGTGGTCAACCTGCATTGATAATTGAATTTTCTGCATTACAATCTCCTAAATGTTTCAATCCTCGCCCGGTCACCAGAACGGGCACTACATTCCCCACCACCCCATCTTAAATGAACTCACATGTGTCCTTCTCAAACACCACTTCAGCCTCAACACACTCAGGCTTTCCCGGCATACTTCTTTTGTTCTTCGGTGTGCTAATCCCACGCATCTTACTGAGTAGGGGATCATTTGATGCGCCTAGGATTACACATACATCAACAGCTCCTTGAATGCTTGTTTTTGAATCTTTAAGATGGGAGTACCCAGGGAACATCCAACCATCACCTGGGGCACTGATCTGCGAAGTACCTATACCTATTACATCATAACGTACCAGTATCTCCCGCCATGTCTGCCACCTCTCTTCAGCAGCCTGCACAAAGTCTGAATTAGTAGTCTTGATATTAGCTACCATATCAAGCACACACACGCTAGGACGAACTGCTTCTACAATGCGTTCCACCTCGTACATACTCAAACCGTGTATCTCCTTACAACGTATGTAGTCAGCAGGTGCTTTAATGGCTTGTGAGTACAGGCGATCAATCTCTTCCCCCGTACCCAATGCTGCTATGCTGGGAGTGTCCTTCTTAAGCCCCGCATTGTACAGCCTCATTCTACTCCTAGCAGACTTACCCTCGTTGATAAGCCACAGCATCGGCCTATCCTCGCCGTACTCTTGTACCACTTGTGCAGCCCAATCAGTAAGGGTATACGCTACAAACGATCCTTTACCACGGTCGGGCCTAGCTGCAATGAGGATAGAATCCCCGGGGTGGATACCGCCTACATAATCCCGTAAGGGTTCCAACGACCATTTAACCCCACCCACAGGGTGATTCTCCGATAGCATACTCTCAACAGAACTTCTATCCCACGACTCTGCTACAGAATTCCTGACGCTTACCATAGCATCCTGTGTGAGGGTATGCAACTCTTGAATAATATCAACATCCCCACCGCCTTGATACTTGGAGATAATTGCAGCAGCAGCCCCGGCCACCTTAGCTTCATTCAACATTGTGTATACCCCAGCAATACTGTCTGGGCTAAAGTGTGCGCCTTGGACTACCTTAATCACATTCTGCACTATCTCTACTGAGTCGACATCGTTTAACTTAAGGGATACAAGAGTACTGAGTTTACCCAGATCGATATAGGTATCGGTAGGGTACACCCGCATGTACACCTTGTACCACTCAAGCAGTGCAAGAGTATCTTGCGATACTAACTCCTTCGGTATGTGGGGAGACAACCCAACGAACTTATTAACATCACACATTGAGTGCAGTAGTAAGCAATCCACGTATACCCTCCCTATCTAAATGTTTAATATCTAGTCCTTGGGTTGGGCGTGCTCGGATGCACTTAATCCCATGCACACCTAGCCGTTTAGTTAATTTAGCATGCCCCAAGTCTCCCGCAACATCACCATCAAAAGCACATACCACCCTAGAACTCACTAGGATTGCGTTTAAGCAGCTTTTAGACAGACTGGTACCATTCACCCACACATGTCCAACATCGGGGCTAGAAACGATTTCTGACGATTTGTACCATGATAAGCAATCTTCATATACTACAGTGGTACTACGCACATCACCAAGCCACCCAGGGAAGTCATAGTTAATCCATTTCGGAGTGGTGTACAAGCGCCTTTCACTAATACCTTGATCGTGTAAGATGAATAAGCTATCTGGCCGGGTTGGGGACAACCTACACCTCTCAAGCATAGCAGTACCCAGCATTCCCTTACTAGCTAGGAACCGCCATACGTTATCACCTTGCAGTGAAATTAGGTCATTCGGCGGTGTTATAGGTACGTGGGGTTCCTTAACTGTGGTTAGTGTAGTGTACTCCTTCATATGTACGCCACCTGTACCGCACACAAAACAGAACGCCATATACTTATCGGGCATGTGGGAGACACTCATACAGCCCCGTGAAGAGTGTCCGTGATCTACCCGTACCGACTGCCCAACGTGTAGTCTCCGGGCAATCGGTAACCAGTCGTCCAGTACTACATTACGCATGCGGTAATGGGACATTAACAACACTAGGTGCTGCTACGGCTGGGGCTACCGGGGCCGTAGTTGGGGCAGTAGTTGCTGTGGGTGTAACTGCCCCTGGGGTGTCGCCTATTCGTAACAGCATTGATTCTAATGCGCTGCCATGATAGTTAGTGGCTGCTATACATCGATCCTGTATCCAGTTCTTGTCCCCAGATATGTAAATAGATTCCCATGTCTCTTTAGTCGGGTTATCCCACAAGAACAGTTTAAATAGATCATCCGTAGCAGCTGGGCATTCGTACGGTTGGCGAGATACTGGATCAACCGGTGCCAAGAAACTCTTTAGATCAAGGTTAACACGAGCCTTACCCTGACTGTCTTTAGCCTCAACGAATGACACCAGCACGGCATCCCCCAACATTTGAGCAAAGTGTGTATGTTTTTTTGTCCAGTTCATCTGTTCAAACATCTGAAATGATCTCGACTGGTCGTTACGACTCATCGTGATACCGAAGGTTCTGTATATCCTAGGTGTACCATCTTCTTTACAAAACCCTTGTGAGTACAAGGCAAACCCAAGATGAAACTCTGGTGCTGGGTCACGTGCTGCGCCTTGATAAGGCTTACGCGCCTGTGTCCCATGCTCGACGTACTCTACTAAACGGGCAACACACCCACCAACAGGGTATACAAAACCGCCGCCAGTTTCCACCTCAGTCATATCGGCCAGGTTGGCGCCTTGTATTAAATCTTTAAATTGTTCTAGTTTCATACCTTATCTCCTTTAGTCATATCAAACACGTCGCATCCATTAAATCTAATTACTGTCTCACCCATATGTGAGACTATATAATAGCGCGTGAAGATGGTATCATTCCAAAGAGTGCCCCGGTACTCTTTACCAGCTACAGTAAGTACAACTTCTTCACCTACCAATTCCTTAAATTTACCAAACATTATAGGTACTCCTTGGTTACATTATCTATGACATAAACATCAAACTTGTCGCGGGTACCTACTGAACATGAATGGAAGACTGGATCACCCGCATCAGGTATATAGTATTCCCCGGTGCGGCAGCGGCGAAATCCATCATATCGTAGGTTTATCTGTACCTTCCTAGGCTTTACTTTTCGGAGTACAACCTGCCATATATGTGGTGTGTTAATAGTAATACTTGTTCTAAGTACTTCACCACAAGGATTAATGTAGTATTCCCCCGGAATTACTTGGTTAGACATCCTAACAAACTCAAAGCCAATAGGAACATCCACAATTAGATCAACGTTTACAACTGACATAAACACTCCTTAATAAAATAGGTTTATCAATGTTGTAGCTAGAGTTGCGACTACGGCTACAACCCCAAACCCTAGGGCAAACCACATTAAGAACTTCCCTATCTCCTTTAGTCCTTCAAAAATGATTTCCATGCATGTCTCCCGGTAATTTTATTATGCACAGCATAGGTGCTTTCTATAATAAATAAGGCCATAAATAATAAGGATATTGATACAACTATCCCTGGGATAGCCCATACAATAATTGTTACATAGAATATCTTAACTAATAGTACCTCTATCCGCTGTCTCATAACCCGTTTATTGCTACAGATAACAACTGTCCTAACCACCACCCACCAAGATAAAACATGGTTACGGCAGCCACCCCAACGAAAGCGCAGAATGCGCCTGCGATTATATCTTCAATTAAGTCGTGCATATACCCACCCCGTATCAAGCGTTAGTAGCACCACTAAATATAATACCATCAAATACATGCACGCACTCTTGGCGTGTCAGATCAAACAGCTCAAACCAGCGTGTGTCACCATCAATAATGTATCCCCTAGGGATCATTCTCCCTGTAGATACACCCCGTACAGCCGTCCGTTCGCTCACTTCCGATATATCATCATCTCTTCTAAACATTGCTACTCTCCTTAATACCTATGTGTGTTTTATCTCTTTAGTCTCATCTCGTACAACATTACTAGCCCTTTGTAACTCATTAAGTTTATTACGTAACTCTTCTGCAACAAACGCACTAGTAGATACTACTATATATCCACCACGTGAATAATGGGGCCAAAAAGGCCAATTGTCCGGACAATCACCGTACTCTTCATAAATTAAATCAGACTTGATTCTAAACATTACTATCCCCCTCAAAATCCTGAGTCAATCGCGTTTATTAACACTATACCCAGGTTCCAACAGCTGTGGGTGCATCACAAACAACATAGGGTCAACCGATGTAGTTTGAGCTTCCAAGGTTATATAGGCTAATTCTTCACTTCTGGGCCCTATGATCACATACAGTGATCTGTAGTGATCCACCTTAAGGACCCCAGTAATACCACCACACTTCTTGAGTACAGTTACTTCCGTTTTAGGAAGTGGGTACGGCATGTAATATTGTATTGCTGACGTCCCATGGGGCCGAATGACCCAGTCAGAATCCTTGATCTCTAGTACAACATACACCCCCAAGAGGTGACTAAGTCTGTATGTCATTACTATCCTCCCGTATTTAATTTTCTGGATAGGATATTACCCTGTATGTCTAGGATGTCTCCCTCGTCGGGCATGTACATAGTATCATCCGCAGTATAAACACGGGCACTACAAGGTAGGTACTCTACCTCAAAAACCGTACATGGCACACCGTTAGCGCCTGCATCCACAGATATGGTCACCTTTAAATGGACACCAATGATATTGTTTTTTAAATGAAACGCTGCCGCGCACCCGCCGCCATGTAGATAATCTACATATACGGGTGCAGATCGCCACCCATTATAATAACGGGTAGCATCTTTAAATTCCTCAATATTCATGATTCCCCCCTATTTTAACCTCAACGCATAATGTCTGCCACTTATGCCGATTAGTAGGGGCCTTTGAGTACCCAACCTCATCATACCCGCCCGATATCCACCCGCTCGGGCAGGGTGTAAAGTCGTAATACATTTTATACCAAGGTTTTTCCCGATGGCACAATACTTGACCATTAGGGTCAACGGTAAACCAGACTCTCTTAGTCATATTCCCTCCTTATAGTGAACATGGTTTAACAATTACACGCATAGCACGGGGATTTTCCCACCGGTCCTCAGGAAAGTCTGTTACGTCGGCCAACCCATCGGGCCAAACCATGACGTAACATTCCCCGTCCATTAGATCATAATCCAGTCTAACGAACTCCCAACCTTCCGGAATCCTTAGACGTACGTTCACCTGCACTTCTACAGTTGATAGATCGCAAGTATTATCATATGTGAGTTCCATTATATATATATCCTCTAAAACGCACTAGGATCAATTCCTAGCCACTATATCCTATGTTTCAATCCTCACCCGAGCTGGTGACCGGGCGCTGCACACCAATTACCTCGGGAGTACAGGTATCAGCTAAAGATATTATCAGGTATCCATAGCTAAAATATTATTAAAACCTATAACGAGTTTGTTATCGGTGCACACACCGGAGCATCCAAGGGTGCGCTCCCTTGCTATGCTGTACTAGTTTACTCATCCTAGTACACTGTCCGCCCGTCACGCAGGGCAACCCAGTCAAGTCTGATCTCCTTTACCCGGGAGACTTCAGCGCGGGTGTTTCGTTGCCTTGATTGATACTTATTCTACACTACTTTAAAACTTTGTCAAGTAGTGTTGTTAATCTATTTAAACAACACTTCTAGGAATGCTTGAAGTGTTAGGGACATTGCTACTAAGACAATCGTAATCATTACTACACGTTCTATTAAATCTTTCACCTTATTCTCCTTTAGGTTTACGGTTTAGTAAGCTTCTACCAAACCATTGATCTCCTCTTTAAATATTATACTATAACCTACCTGACCTGAGTACAGCACCCACCATTGCTTCACCATGCTGTTCTATTAGGGCTTTAACAGCCCTCCTCCCTACAACTCGTAGGCTAGTAGGCTCTTTGCCTTCTGGTATACTCGGTATACCCACAACCCTCATACCTGAACGAGCATCCGTAACGCTTAGTTGGTGCCCGCGTCGGTAGTCTGACGTAACCAACAGCTTATACCGAGTACCATCAATATTTATATTGAAGGTACCCAGCAGTTCTAACTCATACTTTGGGTTGTTTCCAACCCAAATGAACTGCCTACTCATAGTACTCCTTACAGTAAAGTTGTGGTATCGTTTGACAGTACAACCCGTCGAAACTGTGCCCAAGTTGTCCCTTCTGGGACAATCCATCCTTCCCAATGTCTACCATTCCAGAAATCAAGGTAGGCGAGTTTGTCATTGTGAAAGTTTTCGAATGCAAATGTTTTCATTTTGTTCTCCCGTTGTGTTGTTAAGTGTTAGAGCTAGTATATCCAAATTAGTTCCGTGTGTCAAGTGTTTTGTGTAACTTAAGCATCTCCCCAAGCCTGCACAGCAACCACCCAAGCCAGTATCCCTAATGCTACCTGACCGTTACCCATAGCGGCTGCCCCAGCTATGAAGAATATAATTGATAAGATGTTCATTGGTTCTCCTTAGTTATCTAGTCAAGTTCTGAAGCATTCGGAATGTATGAGTACAGTGTATCAGATTGTAGGTACCTGTCAATAGTTTTGTAGGATTAAGGATAACTCATCCCAGACTACCTGTGAGAATATCTTCCGCAAAGCCCGCCCTGTGTGGACACATTTCCTATATGTATTAAAATCCTTAATACTATCTGAATTATATCCGTATTCATCGCACCAATCATCGAACGATTGATTCATGGCTGCACCATCTAACAATAAACTATGTAAAACACACGCTACACTAGGTTTAACAGGTTTTCCTCGCCGGCGTAGTCCTGTCCCGGTATGGAATGGGAACTTGTGCCCTTCACCTTGCTTGCATAGAGTCACTTCCCACTCATCATGCCCCCACTCCGCGTTAGGGTTGTACCGGATGTACATTACCCGAAATGTAACCCCTACCTCTTTAAGGAGTTTACTACAGGTTGCTTCAATCTCAGTAGTGGTTATATCTTCGTACTTAGTCATGTTGTATCTCCATTAGTTGGTTAGTTCAGAATGTAGTATACCCGATTATTGTTGGAGTGTCAAGTCTAATTGGTCTCATTTCTTTTCCTTTCTGTTTCCCTGTAGACCGGACTATAACATCATCACCACATTGGATCACTTGGTAGTTCTTCTGTATGTACTTCTTATGCTTCCTTAACCACCTCGCGGTGGCTTCTGTATATGTATGCATTGTACTCCCATGTACTTACGCACTGTTAAAGATCATAACACCTATAAAAGTATAGGTTAGGTAGTAGTATATCTTCTCTTTATTGATGTGTCCACCTATTTTTTCTGTTAGTATAATCAAAGGGTTAATAATTGGGACACTATATAGAATAGTTCCTCTCCCGTAGTGTACGCATGAAGTACGTATATATATATAAATAGATAGAGTAGAAGAAGTAGAGAAAAACAGTAGTGTAGAGTGAAGTACTGATGATAGTACACATAATAGTACTGTACAGTAGAGAAAAACAGTGTAGTACTCCGTGTAGTGGAGAAAAACAGGAAATACCGTATTACAGCGTGTTATTGGGTAGCACAGAGTAGTAATAATAGTATATAGGATAGAGTAGACTACAAGAATGACTACATGACATGATACGTGGTAGTGCATCCTCCGGTGCGGGCCTACCGGCCCACCTACGGATGATACATAGTATATATAAGTACTAGTATAAAGAGAGATCAATAAATTGTAAAGAAATGACCCCATACGGGGGGGAAATACGTGTGTGTGTGTGTTCTAAGCCGCCTAATACTACGCAACACTTTTAGGTTACATACAAGTGTAACCACTTTAGGTCAAATGGAACAGGCTGTCCAGAGATGGACAGCCATACTTAATAACTGTACCTACAACCTTAGAAGTCCCTCCAGAGCCGCTCTACCTCTACGTACTCTAGCTTCGAATTCCTGTAAACCTTCTATACTACTAAGCACAACCCCTGACCGAACATCCTCTATAACATCCAGGGCCTGCATGGCAGCAAAAGCTTCATTAAGCTTAGTTGCACTCCATGTACTCCTGAGGGGTTGACTATCTGGACCTCCCTCAGTTAATACCACCGAATTCACAGCAGTAAGTGGTGTGCCATTAACCCCAACAGGATTTGAACCTGATCCTATATCCCATGCTTCTACTACATACTGTGAGAACTCCTCTAGTACTCTGTAATCCCCTCTAGCTACAGCCTGTAACTGTGGATTCGAAATAAAGGTGTCCAGGATAACAACCCATTGGATACCTCCTGAGAAATACTCAGTACTAAGCTTGTTATTCCACGCACCAACTGTTATAGGTGCAACAGGAACATTGCTGGTGAACGCATATGATGCACTGGCATTCACCTCGAAGGTATCAACATCACAGGCTGCTAAACTTATCTGGTTCGTGGCCCTACGTAAACACCCTATGTTCCAATACGTGTTCTTGCGTATACTGACTGCCGCCGATGCCCCGGTGGTACCCCAACCACCGGAAAGATTAAATGAATTCCCCATAGTACACCCCATGCCTAAATGGGGACCTACCGTCCTATCTCCTATATTCATTATCCGCTTATGCCTTGTAACGTCCGATGCGTCCACACAGAATAAGCAAAGGATACTGAACTCCCCAGATAAACTAGGGAGGGAGGCTGGGCCAGTGTACTCACAGTAGGAGCCCAGGCCCAGTTCATATAAACTATGATGAAGCTTGTACATACCCTCCCCTTTTATTATTCTCCTTGGTAAGCCACAATCGCAGTACGTAAGGTTTCGACCGCTGTATCTACATTCGCATGACTCAAGAACCCAGCCACGTCTTTACTTCCCGCTTTCCCAGCATCACCTTGTACGTACTGCTGTAAGAGCAGGCTAACCTTGACACTGTTATCAAGTACTGCTTGAATTTCCTGTGCGGTAGCTTCACCTGTAGCAATCCCTGCCATTCTTTACTCCTTATTTAGGTTATCTAACAATCCCTTAGTACAATCAATTCTCTTCAGGGATTCTTCTATGTACAACAACATCAAATCTTCTGTGTACTTCTGAACTGGCTCGTACACACTAGGCAACTCCTGTGGCGATTCAAAACATACTGTAGGCGGTACCCTAATCACCCCCTCGAATGTACTTGTTTCCTGCTTCTCTAATGAGGTACAACCGGTTAAGGTTGACACTACCCCCAGCATCGCCAGGATCACTAGTACTGACAGAAGTACTTCTAACCGCTTCCCTGACCTTATTGATCTTTTCATTCCGTACCTTACTCTGGGTTAAAGTCTGTTCTACAGAATCCCTCATAGAATCGATTAGGATTCGATTCTTGGCCTTTTCTTCCTTAAGGGATACACTTACCTTACCTAGGGTACTCTTAAGCTCTAGAATCGATTCCTGAGCGGTTCTAAGAGCTTCTTGTACATTCCGGTGTTTGTAAACTCCATAGGTACCACCTAAAACAATCCCCAGCACTACCAGAATCACTACAATGCGTTTTAAGGAGTTATTTCCTAGAATACGTACTAACACTAGGCCTAACCACCTAAAAGGGCTAGAAATGAATCCTAGTGATTTCTGGAGGTATTGTAGTACTCCGGGAAGTACCCGAATCAGGAATCCCATACTTGACACCCTTCTCCGAATAGTTTAGACTCTAATGCTCTACGACGTTGTAGGCCCCGACTTACTTTACCGGATACGTACACCCAACGTAGGAACTCACCTGTAGCTGCCGTACAGTTACCTGAGTTAATACGCTTGAGTAGGGTACTGGAACTGAACTTAGCCCCACCTAAGTTGAATACAAAGCTAACCAAGGCATCGTACTGCCCTTGAGTGAGATCGTGCTTGACAAGTCTCTTAATATCACGGTTAACTGACTCTAGGTCAGAGGTAAGACGTAGCTCACAATCTTCAGGAGTACTAACTGCACTAGGAGTTACTCCCCTGGTACTTCCCCAACAGATTGTGCTGACATTAGCCCCATCTTTGTAAGATACCTCAGAATAGCCCTCAAAAGCCTTTACAGCGTCTTTACCTTCCTCAGAGGGGTAAAGGTACAGTACCGGGATTAAAACCCCAAGAACAGCGATCTGAAGCTTTCTAGACACATTCATTCACTTTGATTCTCCTTTAGATTCATCTTAGCCTTGAGTAATTGAAATTCCTTACGTTTGTAATGAATGTTCACTACACAGGCAATAATTGCTGTGACTATACCCACTAGGGCGGCTACGTCGTTAATGGTGAAACTGGCCAGCCATGCAAAGAAGGCTGTGAAGTACGCTGAGAAGCCAGCGCTGTGGGTATCTTTCATACTAGAACCTGCATTATCTATTCATTAGTCTAGCTCGGGCAGTGTTGCCGGAGCGGGGTTGTTTGAATTCAGCATCAGAGTAACCCATCGGATTACGTATGAAATCCAGCAGAGCTACTTGCTCTCTCTGTTTCTCGGCTACTGATACATCTATACTGAATACGTTACTGTATTGCTGTACAAGGATAGCCATGGCATCCAACCGGTCGTATGCCTTCAGGCACTTACGATCTGTGGTAATGTTCTCGAACTGGTACCACAAGCTATAAACCTTCCGTTCATTACTGTTATGTAGGTTACAACAGTACTCGTCGGACTGAAATACCTTCTGGTGTACTACCAGCTTGTGTCTATGCAGTGCTGGGAGGATACTATCAATGATACGCTTCTCCTTCTGACCAGTACTGTACACACCGGTAACACACTCAGATAAAGCCTTTAGATTGTTATCCCTAAGTACGGCTCGGAGAGAACTTTCAAAGGTACCGTGCCCCATGTTGGATTCACACAGGATACGGGTAACGCCATTCTCCATAGCTACAGTACACAAGTGTTCCACACCCTTAGCGGATAACCCTCCACGAATACCCCCACAGTCGAATACGTGGACGGCATCTCCGTAGAACGTACCCACAGCATAGCCCATTTCATCCTTACCATGATCTGATGCTGGGTCAATCACCATACATACATCGGTAGGTTTACCGTACTTACTCTGGATAGGCAGTGCGTAGTACATCTTAACGTTATGTACTGGGAAGGTGTTAGGTAGTTCTACCTGCTGTTGGGGTACAGCTTGGTAACCTATACGCTCCGGTAATGAATCTGCACCAAAGTTGGCTACTACTAAATCCCGGAGATTTAGTTGCCGCTTCTCTGCATCACTTAGAGAAACATCCAGCATGTACTGTAACTGGAATCCAGCAGGCAGATACGCCATTAACTTCTCATCTAGTACTGACTCAGTAAACCGAGATGGTTCGGTAGACTGCCCCATAGACCCATCCATCCCCCCACCTAGTTGCAGGGTAGGGTCTGCGTCTATCTTCTGTTGTATGTACGGTGCGAGATTACCCTTGTAGGTTGCTAATTGAGCTGGGGTTGGGTAACGTGCAGGCCATACACGGACATCATAACCCATGCCGGGTAACTTGTTATAATCAGAATCAGCCGTGTGTGGTGTGCCTAGGTAGAGTATCTTACCTGTGATACAGATAGCAGAGAACTCTTTCATGGCATTACTGACACGCTCCCGTAGCTTGGGAGAGGCTAGGATATCATCAATTTCAATCAATTATATTAAGGACGAATCGTCAATTCGTCCCCATCTTCTATTTCTACCATCTACTAAATTCTCTTGAACTGTAATGAACTGACAGGTATTTTTGGAGTATATATCCAACGGGCCCATTCTAGTATCCTTATCTAAGCACATACTAGAATCCTGTAGCCACTTATTATATCCAGGCAGTTCCGGTACACTATTTAAGAAATTCTTAAATGAGTGCCACCTCTTATCCACCACAACATTAGTGTATGACGTCTTGTACCCACCATAACACCGCTTTAACATATTGCACCATAAGTCGTATACTCGACGTATCTCTGATCCACTACCCCTAACAGGTATCTTGATATCCGTATCTAAATAACCTATACCGTATACTGTAGGAGCCCGTCTATCCCTAACCTTATCTGTGGTAAGATTACCTAGTTGCACATTACATACATATCCAGTGTTTTGGAACTCAATCACTACACGTGTACTGTGGAATCCCCGTTTACGTGCTTCTGTGTACGGTATATGTTCTAGTATCTTTACGGGGCCGAATGAAGTTTGGTGTGTGGTTCCCACCGCATACGGTGCCCGACGTTTGTTGTGGTATTCCTTTATAGATTCATGAAACATTTTATTCCCCTGTATGTACTACTAATAGAAGATGCTGCATATCACTATGCAGAGTAGACTATATCTTACGTACTTACGTACGCCCCACCATTTCCCCAACACTTGTTAGGTACGCCTTACGGCTAGTCGTTACACGTTCCCTTACGGGCTTCGCTCGGTATTGCCTCCACTCTGTTGGGGAGGGTTCCACCGACTTAGATGGATTTAGAGACGACATTGTTATTTATCGTCTGCCACTATTATATCTGCACGGTTCCCTGCTAAACCTGTGCGTACAGAGAGACAGGATATACTTGGAGACTTATTAACCCCCTTAAGAGAATAATGTATATCAAAGGCGGAGATGCTTACGGAATCACCCTCGTACCTATCCGGACGGTAACATGCTAAGATATCCCAATGCATGAGTATCCGCACTATACCAGCAGACAATTTAGCCACGAAAGTCTGTCCCGATGATACCATTAAAGCAATGGTACTAGGTCGTTGTATAATACACCATATAACATACAGCATGGCAATGGTACTCTTAGCTGCCCCACGGAAGGCTTGGACCATGCTGAGTCTAGGTCCGCTTACCATGTAGTCCCCAATGTCTAACTGTAGCTCAGATACATTGTACCCAAGGAACTGCATACCATCTATGAGGAAGTCAGAGAAGTCTGCATAGTGCTCCATCAGGAACTCTGCCTGCTGAAACCTAGTCTGTATATCCATGAATCCTCCTAGTTAGTCCCAGTATCCCTATCAGCCATAGCTATTACATTCGATATGTTATCCCTACGTCGTTTAGATTGCTCCCGTAGGCGCTCCTGCAAATCCTTAAGCTCCGTGTTGGTTGCAGGGTTAGCCGTCACGGAGTTATCCTTTAAGAACTGACGAATAACTCCGAGAGTGGCTGCGTCTACAGGGTAGTACTGGGGGTCCTCTTGGGGTAGTAAGTCCTGTTCCAGTCTGGTTTGTAGTACCTTACTGAAAGCAGAGAACGTGCCCTCAAGGTCTTCCCTACTTCCCTTAGACATATTATTCCCCTGTATTATTCATTTTGAATTTACTTTTTACTTTAACCAGTAAATCAATAATATCGGATTTGAACTTCAAGTACTGGGAAACTAGGTACTCTCCTTTAGGAAACTCTAGAGTAAATACCACACCCATCACAAAACCCACTACAATGTAAAATAAGACCACACACATATAATTATCCTTATCTATATTTAGGCGCATTTATAATTCTGGAATCAGTCCAAATTGGTGCCATTCTACTTCAGATCCATCACCTGCGGTACTGGATACCCATCCAACATAACTTCCAGGAGTTGGGTATGTATTAAATACTATCTGCCCGCGTTGTATAGATAATCCACTGAATTGTATACTCGGATGTGTATTTTGTGCATTAAACAAAATATCAGGCACTAAAATAGCTTGGTCGCGTAAATAATAATTACCCCCAAACCGATTACCAACTAAGCTACCTGTACCACTGTATACAAACGATGTCCCATCTATAGAGTTTCCAGATACAACCGAATTAGAACCCCCCGCACTATTTCGGAATAAGCTAGAGTTACATTTAAGATGATTGTTAGCAATCACACAATTAGGCGAATCATTAGAAATAAACGCCTGCCTAGCGCCCCTTAACAAAATATTCGCAGTGATCACTACGTCAACTGCACTTGCAGTTGTTCTAATAACCGCAGCGAGTGGATTATCTGCGGTATATATTACGTTTGCGTGTATTACTACGCCATTAGTAGCACTTACACTTATTACTTGCGCAGTCCCCCCCTCTATATAATTGTTACGTATTTGTACATTACTGCCTTGTGTTGTAAGTGTTATAACATTATTTGAGGTTTCCTCACCAATTCCCGTAATCGTGTTATCTGAAATATTAAAGTTATTGAAGCTATCTGGGGTATTAGTTGAACATGAAATCTGGGTAAACCACTTACATTTATCCAACACGTTACCAGTTACCAAGTGATCCCCACCCTGTACTAAATCAATTACTGCTAACCTATT